TTTTTCCCCCACGGGCGCAGTCGCGGCTTGTCTACGATTTGTAGGTCGATGCGAAAGCAATTCAGTTCGTCTAAACCTTCCGGGCAACTTGAGTCGTAGACTTCCCAGAGTTCGGTATCTGGGTTAATGCGGAGAGAAATGGAAGCGCTTTCACCAAAGACACGCACGCGGCGCATGCGTCTGTCCCAATGGTTTGGCGTCCTCTCTGTCCAAAAGTCGTCGACGTAGGCGTGAACTTCGATGGAGCGTTTGGGTTGTTCGCGCTTCCATAACTCTAATCCTTCGATCTGGCGGGTTGACCTGAAAAGCATGTACTTTTCTGTTTCGGCGTTTTGGGTGAGTCCGGTTCCCGCGTAGGTGAATTCGTCGAAAACGAGTTCGTCGCATAGCGTGGGATCGGCTCCCACTTTGGCAAGTCGCAAGAGAATTTGCCAGCGGGGTAATTTGAAACGCTCTTCGGGGTCATCGGTTTCGAGTCCGATCGAACCAAATCCGAGCCAGCCGTCGTCGGGTGTTCCGGGTGCGACGCAAAGCGTTTCGGTGGGGCAACAACAGACCATTGGTTCTTCTTAGTTGCAATCGATGTCGATCAGGGTCAAGCGTCCGTTGATGTAGTCCACGACAACTTGGGTTCCGATGATGAACGGGGTTAAGTCGCTGGGGATGCGGCCGGTTTCCTGAAATTTGAGAAGCTCCTCGGGAACGGCTTCTTTCCATCCAAGCTTTTCCTCATCTTCGTTTTCGTCGGGATACTCGGGCACCCAGACTCGCATTTCACAAATGAACGGCGATCCGAAGGATCCGCGCTCCAGGACTTCGGTGGTTTTGCCGATGATCGGGCCGCGGCGCTGGTGGTATCCGGCAGGGCGAACCGCGTCGAGGGAGTTCTTAACGTTCCGTTCAACGACGTTGATGGCTCGGTTGATCCGTTCAACTTCGGCTCTCGTGAATACATACAGTTCTTCTTCCGGCATCAGACGGGCTTCTCCATCGCTCTCACGGTGACATTGAGACCGCAGGCGTGTTCGCCGGCGGCGCCGCCGATGGCGATGACGAGCCGTAACAGATCGCCGGCGACGATCGCGTTGTCGGCAATCGAGCCTACTACGATTTCGCGGGCGGCGACGGTCGCGTCGATTTCGATGGCAGCGGACAGCACGGACACGAATCCGGTGTCTTCGTCTCCTTTCTGTAAATCGATAGTCACTGTGCGCGAGGTTGTCGGCGGCGTTTCGACGAAGGCTTCGATCGCAAACAAAGTTCCGGTCGCTCCCATTGCGATTGCGAGCGGTACAGTGGCGTCGTGAGCGCGGTTGTCCTCGGCGTCGTCTTCGGTGTACTCGATTTCAACGTAGGCTTCGCCGGCGGCGGTCGCGGCTATTCCGGTATGGCGAACTAGGACTGGCTCGTCGATTGCGACGGCGGGATCCACAAGCGTCATAGCGGTTTTCGCGCCGACGGTGGCTCCGTTGGCGTAAGCGGTGGCGGCGACAATTTCGGCGCCGCCGATGGTGACGCCTATTTTGGCGTTGGCGCCGGCGACGGTCCCCGCGGTCTCGGTGGTGTAAATAATGTGGGCGTTTCGGATGGTGATAGGCCGCTTGGGAACCAACACGGTGTCGTCGATCGTTGTTGCGGCGCCGTTGTCGATATTGAACACACGCGACTTGGCACGCTGCACGGTGGGTCTCGTCATCTGCGCGTAGCGGAAAAGGTGCAGGTGTTGCAGTTTCGAATAGTCCACGTCGGCGGCGCTTTTGACGTTGGCGTTGGTGATAGTGGCATTGGGAAAGCTGGCGGTTCCCGTGAAGGCGCAATTGCCCTGGAAAACGTGATCGTTGGCGATAATCGAGGTTGGACCTGGCATTTCAATTTCTCCTGTGTCTTGAGTCTTGAGTCTTGAGCATCAAATGAGTCCTGACAGATTGGTGTCAAAATAGGCTTCGTACTTTTTGAAGTAACCGGGCGATCCCTCGTCAGCTTTGGTTCCATCTTCATTGAGCAGAACGGGCTGGTCGACGTATTCGCCGTTAGTGTCTTTGATGCGGTATCGTTTTCCTCCAATCAATTGATGGGTTCCGCGGCTCAAGATTTGCGGCTGCCAACCTTCCTTCTTGAAGTGGAACGACAGCGGGACTTCCCAGAAGGTTCCAAGCTCGGGGTCATGCACTTCCTGCGCGGAATCGACGCGGAGTTTCACCGTGCCGGGCGGCGCGTCCAAGAAGTCGTCGGCGTTCAAGTGGTTGTTGTGATCCATCGCCCAATTGGGGTCGAAGCTGAATAGTCGCTTGGTGATCGTCAGGATGGTTCGGGCGTCGTCGATCTCGATGGGTGGATCGTAGGGATCGCGGGCGGTGTTCAATATGGGGGCGCCGTATTTGTCGACCTCAATCGGCTTTTGGAATTGTTCGAAGGTCCAGCGGCGGCCGGGCATGCCGTCGACGTCTACTAATGAGTCGAATGTCAGGTCGATTTCCCAGCCAGTTCCGCAAGCGGTGTGCTGTTTGAACTTCTGTTCTTTGCAGCGGTAGAAGTCGTTTCCTTCATTCCCGTACTGGTAAGTTCGTCCGCGTTTGGGGCAATCGGGATCATTGAATACGGTTATCCAGCCGTCCTGTTCGGTTTCGGTCCAGGCGATAATGGTGAACGCAATTTCGATCAACCCCTTGCGATCGTAGACGACTTCCAGAGTTCCCTTTTTGGGGTTGAATCCGGGCGGCTTTTTGATCGCCATTAAGCGGCTCCTGCCGTCAGGTCGGCCTTACGGAGCGTGAATTTTGGGGCTTTCTCTTGCTTCTCCAATCGTTTGTCGATCGACTTTAGGGTTTCGAGTTGCTTCTCGGGGGTCTCCTTCCCGCGCTTATTCTGCGCGATCGCGGCAATAGCTTCTGAAGATCCCCTTTCCAATGCGGCGACAGAGACGTTTTTGGAATCCTTCGCTCCGGTTTTCGATTGATCGGACGCAGCGAGCGCGTCGGAGATCTTGAATTCGGGGATATCGAGCTTCGGAGCGGCGGCGATCGGGGTGGCGGCGGCGATTTCGGGGATCCGCTTTTCGAGGAATCCTTCGAAATCCTTTCCCAGCTGGGCAGTCGCGCTGTTGAGTTCGGTCTGCAGGAAAGACTCTAAGGGTCCCATCTCCCGGGCGGCGATATTCGGGAGTTCCTTTATGGTGTTGATGAAACCCTCCGTCAGCGGCGTCCAGGTGAAGTCGAGGCCTCCGGTTCCTCCGGATTTGATGAAAGCCCATATCTCGGTCATGGCATTGGCAACGTTCTTTCCCAAGTTGGTGAAAATCGCGGCCGTGAAATTGAACAGCGTCTGGAAGACATCGCGCCAGTTGTTGGCGAACCAACTGAGGATGGCGGGGATCCGCACGGTGAAGTGGTGAACGATGATTCCGCCGAGACGGACGACTCCTAGGAACACGTTCAAAAACGCAATCTTGACAAGATCCTTCCAGTGCGTGAAAGCGAACTCGGCTACAAGCAAAGCGAACTGGATGGTTTCGGCGAATCCTGAGAAGGTGCTGTGGGCCTGGGTTCCGAAAAAGTAGGTGATGGTTTTCCCGATGGCGTCGCCGATGGCGACGATAATCTCGTAAGCGGCTTTGAAAGCGGCGCCGGTGACAGCCGTAATGAGTCCCCAATTACTAGCGACGAAGGCGGCGATTCCGGACACGATGGGCATCACGAAACCGGCGATCGCTGTGAAGGCATTGACGATTACGGGTACAGCGTTTGTCTCGAACCATTGACCGGCGGCAACGATGTTTTGCAGGCCGGCTTTGAGGTCAAAAGCTTCGGTCATTCCGGCGGCGATCTTCATGAGGTTCTGTCCGACGGTGGTACTTAATGCGGCATAAATCCCTTTCATTCCCTGGGCTTGGTTCTTCATCTTGTCATGGAAGATTCCGCCTTCAGCGGAGAGACCGGCGAGCACTTTTTGCACATCGGGGAAGCCGATCTTCCCCTCGGAAATCATCTTGGTCATTTCGGCGCCGGTGACTCCGAAGGCTTCGGCGAGCTTTTGCTGCATGGGAATGCTGCGGGTTTGGAATTGCTGGAGCGTCTCGCCTGTTAGTTTGCCGGCGACTTGCACTTTGCCGTAGAGTTGAGCCATTTCGTCAAGCGGCGCGTTGACGCCGGATGCGATGTCTCCCAGTACTCGCATCGTGGGCAGAATCTGATCTTGAGCGGTTCCGAAAACAAACGCGTCGCGGGCGGCGTTTCTGAGGCCAGGCAACTCGAAGGGCGTGGACTTCGAGAACTCGGTGATCGATTGGAGCATTCCCTTGGCTTGTTCGGCGGATCCGAGCATTGTTGTCCAGGCGATCTCGGCTTGCTCTACGTCGGCGGCGAGTTGGAATCCGGTGGACATTCCCTTGAACGTCGCGGCGACTCCGCCGGCGATCAATCCGAGATTCAAGAGGCCTGGGAGTGAAAGCGTGATTCCGGTTCTGATTTGGCTGCCGACTTTGGATCCGGTTGATCCCAAGGATTTGAGACTGGACTCAGTGGATTTGGCGCTGCTCTTTAGGCCGACGAGTCGGCCGGCGGCCATAGCGAGATTCTTCGACAGCGAAAAGAGTCTGGTAACGGCGCGGGTGCCGACGGCAAGCGCGAATTGAGTGACGGCTTGGGTGACTCCCTGAACTACTCCGCGTAAAGCGTTGATGGCAGCGGTCGCGGCCAGGCGAGCTACGAATCCGCCAACGGCGAGCGTTGCCTGCGAGAGAACGCTAATTGCCATGCGGGTGCCGTTGATGAACTGCAGCCAGAGGGGCACGCGGGTTGTCTTCGACAAAACCATCAAGTCTCCGCCCAGTTTCGAGAGACTCGCTCCAAGCTGCTGGGCGGCGGGATTGTTGGCGACTTGCGAGAGAGCGACTCCGGCGGCTTGGAGTGCTGGCACAACGAACTGGGTGAGCGCGAACGCGAACATTTTGGACGGGTGAATAATTCCGGTCAAAAAATACTTGATGCCGAAGAAAGCTTTGATCAACGGGCCGGTTCCGCGGGCGACGTCAAGCACATTCCATTCTTTCATGCTTCGGGTCACGTCGTAGTTGACCAGTCCCAAAACGCGGAGCGCGGGGTACATGGAGCGAAAAGCGGCGGTAGCTGCGGTTGCTGGCGCGCTCGTCTGGGTGATCGCGGCGGCTGTGGCGGCGGCCGGCGATGCGACAAGAGCGTAAGCGTGGGCGGTCGCGGTGACGTCGATAACGAGCGGGCGAAAGGTGTCGGAGGTAGCGACGTTGGCGGCTTGGAGGTTCTGCTGGGTTCCGACGATGGTCAGGAGTCCGCGGCGAAGATCTTCGACGTGGCTTAGGACCTGGTCAACGGACTTGGCGAAAACTTGCTGAGCGGTCGCGGCGTCGATCGCTCCTTTTCCCATTCCCTGCGCGTAGAAACGGGCGCCGGTTCCTTTGGAGAGCGTGTCGATTTGCGAGAGCTTTGACTGGAAGTTCTTGGCGAAGTCGTTCATAGCGGTCTGCGTCGCCGCTATCGCCGAACGAAAGGCGTCGGTTTCGGGTGCGATGCGGACTTTGATGGTTCTAAGTATTGCCATGGGGTGTGAACTTCGTTCGGCGTCCTAAGAGTTGCTGGAGCTTGCGGCGGACGGCGCCTCCGTGCAGCGGTTCAGGATCCGGCGAACTTATCTTGGCTTCCTCTAACATCAGTTGCTTGGGATCGATCCGTTTTCCCTTGACGAGTTGGGTTTGCACGATGGCGGCGCCGATTTTGGCTTGCTGCATCGCGGCGGACCGGGCGTCGAACGGATAGAGCGCGTAATAAGCTTTCCACTCCTCGAACTCCAGTGCTGGACAACGGTTCTCGGCCTCATTGACGGTGCAACCCCAAAGCGCGGCTAAATGAAACCACATCAGTCGGTTGGGGTTGTGTCGGAGTTTTTTTGGAGGTCCTCGATGTCTTTGTTGGACAGTCCGGAAAGTCGCTGGGCGACGGTAAACATTTTGTCGATGGCGGCAGCGTTTTTTTCCCCGAGCATGAGCACGTCTTTTTGGGTAAAGATGGGGTTTAAGTTTTCGCAGACGATGCATTCGCAGAGGAGGCTGGCCCTGAAATTGTCGAGACTGACTTCGCCGGTTCGTTTGTTGGCGATCCGGCTCTTCTCCCAGTTGTCGCGTTCGCGCGACTTCAATCCTTTGACGCGGATTTCGCCTCCCCATTCGGGAACTTCAACGTCCTCGTAAACGGGGTCGTTGCCGGCGGCGGCGATTTGTTCGCGATTGAGCAGAGCCATCTGGTCTAGGTTCCTTTTCTAAGACTCGAGACTTTCAGTCTCTTACACGAATCCCTTGTCTCCGGTGAATTTGATGGTGATCTCGGCTTCGACCAATTCTCCGGTTTCGCGGGTGTCTTCGAATCCGGTCAGGATTCCGTCGAAAGGGCCATCGGTGCCGAGTTCGTCGACGATGGTAAACTCTTCGGCGTCGTCGGCGAGCCACCAGTCGAGTAGTCCGGAGTGGCCGGCGTCATCCTTGACGTAGTTGATGGTGAATCCCAGTTCGCCGCCGTCGCGGATCGAAGACTTGAATTCCGCGAAGCGATTGGGGCTGTTTAAGTGCGTCGCTTCGTTCGTGCTTTTCGATCGGCTGGGACCGTTTATCGAAAGGATGTTGGCGATCTGGACGCCACCTTTTTCGATGTAGCTGCCGTGGCTATGAACGGCAGTTGAGGCAATTTCGGACATGGCGTTCCTTTCAGGTGATCAACACATTGGTTCGGATTTTGGCGACGATTTCGAGTTCGAAGAGACGGCGATAGATTGGGCGGTCGGTGGCAGCGACGGCTTCATCCTCGTCGAGGTCGCGTTCGTCGGCGATCACGGCACGCTTGATCTCGATGTCGTTCCATTGGCCTTTGAAGCCGTTTAGGTTTTCGTGGAGGAGAGACGCGGCGGTGTCGAGGTCGTCATGGGTCAGCGAATAGAAATCGAGTTGGTAGCGGGCGCGTTTGACGCCGGCGGCGTGTCGCAAATTCTGCGGGTAATTCGCGGATACCATCACGTAGCGAAACAGTGGATAGACGGCGTTTTGCGGAGCGCGCTTGGGGTAAATGCGCGGCTTGGAATCGGTCGTCACCATCG